CCAACTACGTCCTTATGGATTTTGTTCTCAACTGCCCACTCGAAATAGTCATCCCAGTTAACAGTCATTTCCAAGTGTACAAAACGGTTAGCCAACGGAGCAGGCATACGGAATGTAACACCTTTGTCAGTTTCACGATTACCAGCCGCAACAATTGAAACATTGTCTGGCAAGTGGTAAGTGCCTACACGACGATTCAAAATCAATTGATAAGCCGCCGCCTGTACAGCAGGAGCCGCAGAGTTCATTTCGTCTAAGAATAAGACGATTTGTTTATGCTGACTTGCTAGTTCTTTGCTAGGCAATTCAGCAGGAGGTGCCCAGCGCATGGTACCATCGTTGCTATCAAAATATGGAATACCTTTAATATCTGTAGGTTCCCACAAACTCAAACGTACATCAATTACGTGAGCTTCTAATTCTTCACCCAACTGTTTAATAATATCAGACTTGCCAATACCTGGAGGACCCCAAAGGAAAATTGGACGCTTATTTTTAAAAGCCTTACGCAAAGACTTTTTGGCGCCGCTTGGGCCCACTGTACGGCTGGAAATTTCTGGCATTTTAGTTCCTATCTTAAAAAAATGTTATTTAAAATAACGCTGTGTAAGTATGTATTGTATAGGAAAGTAGAGTGTATGTCAACTGTTATCTGTGTTAGCAAGTTCTTTTTCTCGCTCATTCATGGCTTTAATTATGCCAAATTTTCTAATGTCGTCTGAAAACAACATTAGCTCAAAACCTTTGCGTTCTGAAAAGACAGTGATTGACATTGGAGTTAGGTAATATGGACAATCAACATACCTTTCCAAAAATATGATAGTTTGGGGACTTAGTTCGATTGGTTCAGTAAATGGAATCTCGTACTCTTTCAAATCCAATTCTTGAACTAAAAATTCATAGCCCTCTTCACTTAAACGAAAATTATTTTGTTTACCTGCTCTAGTACTTTGCCACCATTTACGACTGAACAGTTGTAAATTGGCATCATCTGTACTCTTGCCCCATTGTTGCAAAAAAATCTTAGTTAGGGCATCGCGTGTTATCATTTTATTATAGTGCCTTGAGTTAGCATTACTACTTGGAAATCGTCGACACCAAAAGTTTGGTTCAATTTCTTTGCCAAATTATGTGCATGGCCAGGATTTGAGAAAGAAACTTTTTTGTACTTCGGGCCTGGATAGCTGGTAAGGCTATTGAATGACTTTAGATTAAAAGGCTCGTTCTTATAGAATACTGCCCAGATGGCCTCTGCCTCTAATACTTGTTCGGCTTTGTACGTTTTCTTGTTAATGTGTTCTAATAGTATCTTTGGTTTTGGTCTTGCCATAATATGCGTCCCGGTAATGTACGCATATATTTATCTTTATTTGTCTTCAAAACCACCACCATCCATTGTAACACTAATAACTTCAGTATCTTGACTTGTTTTTAATTGGTTAAACAACGTTTCGTAATCTTGTAGTAGCTTATCTTGTATTTCAGCAAGTGCTAAACTTAACAACCTAGCCGTTTGAATAGGTATTCTTACTTCTTTTTGTTGAGTAAGTTCAGCACTTCTGATTACTTGAATAAGATTTGTGATTGGTGTTAGATTAATCTGATTTTGCATTAGCAAGTACCTGTTTCATTTCAAATTCAGTTTTAAAAGGTCCACGATACTCATTGCGTTCTAAAGTAATAACCTTAGGACAAAAGCTCTTAACCCAACCTTTATTGAATTTAATTACATAATAGCCTGCACAGTATAGACTTTTACTAGCATTGCTCTTGGTAAACAATGGAAGTTTGCGTCTTACATCATACATACTATTATAAGGCTTTACACTTGTGGCAAACCCGTGACATTCATTAGGTTCTGCTTGTGTAACTTTAACTTTAGTGTTGTTTAAAAAGAATCCTTCTCCAAATTGCTTGGTAAGGTCTTGTTTTTTGTTAAACATAACTTCACCTGATGTACTGCTCAGTATGAATTTATTGTTTTCTTTTTTGTGTAGTGTTGCGATCTTAGCGCCGTCTTGCTCTACGATCCAAAACTTACCATCCACAATAGGCTTGGCATGTATCTCTGTCATAATTTTCTCCTTAATATTACAAGGGCCCTGACGGCACCCGAGTAATGTACGTATTTATCTCTCATTCTTCGACAAAATCTACTACATTGCCGTCAGCATCTGCACAGATAATACGCACGGTTTCGCCAGCTTCGTTTTTAATTTCAATTGGTCCCCAGATCCACCATTCAGTTTCATCTTGATACCAACCGTCTTCGTCACGATCCTCTAAATCGTAGATGCTGTTTTCATCAATGAACTCTTGAAGCTCATCTTCCTCTTCTTCAGTAAGATCTACAAACTCAGTATCATACCAGCAACCGCCGTCAAACATTTCAACAAGTTCAACACTTTCAATATTATTAACTTCACAGTCTAGCATATTAATGCTGTCTTTCTTGCCATCGCCTCCGGGAACAAAAGTAAACTCAAACTCTGGAGGATTGTCGTCTGTAGTTTCTACAGTCCATTCACCATAACGGAAACCGTTAGTAGTGATAATTTTACCTTCGCCTTCACGTCGAACCCAAAATTCAACTTCTTGACAAGATTTTTTATAATGTGTGCTAACGGTCCATGTTGCCATGTTTATCCCCTTATTCTGCTAATGGTAAAGACAATGCTTCTTTGATAGCGTCAATCAGTTCTTCTTCTGTACCAACAATAACTTTAGCATTTTTCCAATCGTCGGTGTCATCACGTCCGCCGACTTCAATCATAAATCCATTGTCGTAACGATTGATTGTAAATGACTCGTTAGCCTTAACTAGTTTATCTGTAATTGCACTCATTTAATTTCTCCTTGATATTTTGCCTGAAATGGCTCTGCATACTGCTGAATGTTATCAGCGATCTTTTTCATATCCCAAGCATTGCAGAACTTGAGCATACGAATACCTACTTGACTAACTTCTTTTGGCACCGCGTTAGTTTTGATTGTTTCTTTAATTTTATTCTTAATGTCTTCAGGCTGTGCTGTTAAGTCGCACAACTGTACATTGCGTTGATAATCTTCTAGGACTCTGTGTTCGACACCATTATGGTCGACCCAACGTTGCAACATTAGATTGTTCCAATTATATCCGCGAGTCTTACGATCTTGAAATGCCTCCATGAGACCAACTTTATTCTTTGACCCTTTCGTACGAACTCCCGGGTAAGCCGAAAACACATTGTCGGATGTGTCGCCTCGCATACATTTTTCGAATAGCATCCATTCTGGATCTTGTGCAGGCTTAGGCTCTCCCGTCTTTTTGTCTTTAACTGGTTTACCTTTTGCATCAAATATTCCTTCGTGTGTAATATGTAAGTCACCTACACCGTTATATTGACTTACATTAGGGCCGATTAGCTGTGCAAAATCGCCATCTGTCGAAATAATAACATGTTTTGCATCTGGATGTGCTTGTATCCAACCTGCAATCAAGTCATCTGCTTCTAAGTTTTCATGACGCATTACAGTACAGTTAGTCTTTTCTGTAATGAAATTTTTAAATTCGTCAAATGCTTCCCAGAACAATTTATCTTCATCTTGTTCTTTTTGTGTCATAGCCGCACGAGTTTCTTGCCTATTAGCTTTGTATGGCTTATAAACATCTTTACGCCAGCTACGACCTTCGAGACAGAATACTACATGTGTGCCTCCAAAGTCTTGCCATGCTTTCTTAATACTGTTAAAAGTAATATGAAATGCCATGCCAAGTTTAATATCAGCACTACCTTGTACTACATGTCTAGCACGAAAAAACGTATTAGCAGTATCGACTACAATATATGTCATTGAACCTCGGCTCTTCCGCCGCCTAATTTACTTACATTAATAAAACCAGCACTTGATCTACTAGGATCCTGTCCTGCCTCTGCTAGCATGTTTGCGGCCAAATCTCTAAACCAGCGATCAACAATTTCTTCTTCAGGATCGCCTTCAAAACCATAACCAGCTGCCTTTAATTGTACTATAAACTCTGGGTTCCAGTCAAGCTCAAAGAAGCCATTACGAATGTTTTCCTTGTTTACATGTGTATCCAACACACTAACCCAAGGTTCGCCACGTATTGTTGCACGTTCTTTGGGAGTTAATTTGGCAATGCGTTCAGATTCTACTGCATCTTTTTCAGCACTTTGAGCTTCTGCGGTACGTGCTAGTGCATCGGCTTCCATTTGTTTAAGTACTGCTAAGTTTTCTTCTAACTTATCAATACCTAACAGTCGTTTAATCAATTTTTTCATTTTTTGGTTCCATACAAGTACAGTCTCTTCCTTGCCTACAATTACCAGTGCAAGCACTATTGGTAAAACTAGCGCCTTTTAAAAAAAGTAAAACCAGTAATACTAATAGTATCCAACCAATAATAATGCAAGCATAAAAGAACATGTTAAGTACCCCATTCGTTTTTAAATAAAGGCACTTGTAGTCGATCACTGTAGCGTAAGCCTGCCTTCATAGCCAATTCTGCTACACGACGATTGTTTAATGCATAGACACTTTCGACACCACCAACTGGCATTAGATATACTGCGCCTGTAAATCCTGCAAGTCTGTAAATGTCCATAACTTCGATAGCTTCATATGCATCATCTTCTGTTGCTACTACAAATTTAAGATATGTATAGCCTACATCTTGATATTGTAGCAATACATCTGGGCGAATAGCATCTTGACGCTTTTCACCACTATTACTTAACTTAGCACTAACACTAAATGTAACATCTCTGGCATACAACTGCCCTTCGCTCTTTTGCCATTTTAGCAAATAACGTTGGAAGTCATCAGTTAATGCTTGAGTTCCGTTTGTTTCAAATGTAAGTTCTTTTAATGCTAGCATGTTAGGATGATCTAGAAGATCGGGATAAGCACGTTGCCAGCCTAATAAAGGTTCCCCACCTGTAATAACTAAATGTTCGTCTTGCCATTGATGGTATGGGAGAATTTCCATAATACGATCTGCTATAGCATCTGTAGTAAGCATTGGACTAAGGTCCTTAAAACTAGGATGCCAGCTAGCATAGCTATCACAGCCAGTAGACACTAGTGGAAGTTCTTCATATTTGTTATATAAATGTACTACAGTAGCAATATCTTCGGCTTCCGTACTTAACTCACCACGTGGCATACCAAAACCTTGACAGCGGAAATTACATCCAAAAGTTCTAAGGAACACACTGGGCACTCCCATATATCTACCCTCTCCCTGTATAGAGTAGAAAAGTTCCGCTATCTTAATCTTTGACATTACAATATTCCTTTATTTCATTTAATGACATATATTTTTTCTCACAACTATAACCTTCTTTTTTATATTTTCCAGGCAAGCACCAATTTCTAATCGTAGTAGCATTAACATTATAATGTTTTCCTGCATGTTGTAAAGACGGAAAACTCCCGTCTGGAGTTATAACTAACATTTTCCAATTAGGTCTATCATCACGATCTTTTTTAGTTATAGTATCTTCTATAAACGGAACTTCAAAATTTCTATCTAAATAATCTATTGCGGTTTTAAGGTATTCAACATTGTCCTGAAATTTTCCAAGAGCTGTATTACAATTAGTACACAACAATCCTCTAACTTTAAGAGTAGTGTGGCAGTGATCTACCGCAAGGGCTCTTTCTAACGGATCTGGATTTTTACAAATAGCACATACAAAATTTTGTTCTTTTAGAACAAAATCGTATTGATTTTTGTTTATTCCAAATTTTCTCATTAAGTCATTCTTTTTTCTACGGTTTTGTGTTTGTTCTTTAGACTGTTTAGGCATAAGTGTCTCCTCACACTTATTTATACAAGGCGAGGAAATATACACTTTTAATGAACACCTTGTATGCTATAAAATAATTCTGCGATTTTAATTTTACTCATCTTCATCTTTCTCTAAAAATTGTGTTACTTGATCTTCTGCGTCTTGTAAAAACTCTGCGTATACTTTGAAAGTAGCAACACCGTTTTTAGCTGTAATATCAAAAGGAATAGTTCCGTTTGGAATCCAATTAGGACCTACTTCTCGTTTAATCTCGAACAACTGTAATGTTGAGCTACGAAGACGATTTATTAAATTATCAGTTATGTCTTTGGCGTTTTGCATTTTTAAATTCCTCAACATCTTCAACAGCACTCAATAATGTATGAGCATAATTAAATGCTTGTTGTTTGCGCATGATTACAGTAGACTCTGTATCAATATAGCCCTTAGTTAACAATGTCCAAATAGCATGCCAGCGAGTTTTACTCCACCAATTGCTTCGTACAGTTGTATAGACAGTAACACTGACATCGTTTCCGTCAGCTTCTACCCATACATGATGATCGTGATCCGATGCACCGCATTCGCACGTAACGCGGTAAACTTTTGAGTCTCCCCAATCGTTCGTTTGCATAATGCCTTCAGCTGGTACTTGCACTATCATTTTGATGCCCAGTCTTGTTGTAGTTTAATATTGTCAAAGAACTCTTTCTTTGTACCCATATCTGTATTAAACGCACCACGCAATACAGTAGTCTGGGTTAAACTACTCTTAGCCATAATGCCTCGATTCTCACAGCAACCATGCGTAGCTTGAATATATACACCTAAGTCTGTGGCTCCTGTGGCACGTTCTATTTCCCTAGCAATATCGTTGCACAGCTCTTCT